CTATTAGAACAACAAACGGAACTACCATAGGCACTGATATCGCCAATGTGGGCTATGTTGTAATGTGTCAAGACACAGTGCAGAGCCTAGCGGGTGGTGCGCTTGCGGCGGTGGTTACAGATATCGTCATTCCCGCAAACTCAAAGATCGTTAACTGTATCATTGATCTTGTAGCTGCTGCTAACGCCACAACCAACATTAGTGTTGGCGAAGTTGGTGGCAATGCAAATACAATTATCAATGCAGTCGCATCAGGTACTACTGTTGGTGTCAAGGCTCTGGGCGCTGGCGGTGGTGGAACCCTAGAATGGGGCGATACTGGCACATCAGACCTTCGCTTAACTGTGACATCTTCTGCTGCTACTAACGCAGGTTCTGTTCGAATTACAGTAATGTACGCACAAGCGTTTAACACTACAGTACAACCTTAAAGGAGTAGCTAAATGGCTGGTCAAGAGGTTAGAGCTTACAATTTTGCGGCAAGCGATACTGCTGCTCTTGTAGGCCCATCACGCGGTAGGCTGCAGGGTGTTTTAGTTAACGCTGCTGCGGCTGCGGCTTTTACCATACGTAGTGGTAGTGCTACGGGCGAGATTATACTTCAGCTAACCCTGCCTGTAGGTTGGAATGACGTATACATCCCCAATGATGGAATACTTGCTGACAATGGTTGTTTTGTCTCTGCCTTCACAGGCACTGGCAATGTAATGACCCTGCTCATAGAGTAAACTATTATGGCGTCAAAAGGTGAAATGCCAAAACGCAACAAAAAGAATTTCCGCTCCACTAAGTCTGGGGCGGGAATGACTAAAGCGGGTGTCGCTGCTTATAGACGTAAAAATCCTGGGTCTAAGTTAAAAACTGCTGTTACAGGTAAAGTTAAAAAAGGTAGCAAGGACGCTAAAAGACGTAAGTCATTCTGCGCCCGTTCTGCTGGACAAATGAAGCAGTTTCCTAAGGCAGCAAAAGACCCGAATAGTCGTTTAAGACAGGCTAGAAAAAGATGGAAATGTTAGGAGATTAATATGGCTGGACTCTTATATGCAGGAAAAAAATTATCTGAAGGCAAGCTTGGCGGCATAGGAATGGTTAGCCCATTACTTGGTGTGATAAACTCTCGTCAAAAGAAAAAACGACAAGCCGCTGCTGGTGCTGCTGGTGCCGCTGGTGGTGCTGGCACTTCCAGTGTTGGAAGTGATTATTCCACAAAGGTTATCTCGCCCACAATGATGAACGCTGGTGGCGGTGTTTCAAAAGTTGGAAGAGGCGATGGTATTTGTCGGGCAGGAAAGACTAAAGGCCGTATGGTCTAATGAAAGGTCGGGTCAGAGACTACCAGCAAGAGTACAGAACCCAAAAGGCCAGAGGCGAACATTCAGATAGAATGGAACGCCAACGGGCTAGAAGGAAGATGGACAGCACAAGTGCTGACCTTAATGGCAATGGCAAGGCCGACAAAAGAGAAGGTAAAGACATCAGTCATAAAGTAGCTCTAAGCAAGGGTGGCTCTAATGCAGATGGTGTTACTGTAGAGTCCAGAAGTGCAAACAGAAGTAGAAATTATCAAAGCAAAAGGAAGAAATCTAATGTCAGCCGCAAAGCCTAGCAATCCTGCATTATGGTCTAGAGCCAAATCAGCCGCTAAGAAGAAGTTCGATGTTTATCCTTCCGCTTATGCAAATGCTTGGGCTTCCAAATGGTATAAATCCAAAGGCGGCGGTTGGTCTGGTGGCAACAACAAGGTAGCATCCCGTGGCAAAAGCAAAAGTAAAAGCAAAAAAACCTAGCGCCAAGGGTGGTCTTGGAAAATGGTTTGGCGAAGAATGGAAAGATGTAAAGACAGGAAAGCCTTGCGGAAGATCAAAGGGTGAAAAAAGAAGTTACCCTGCATGTAGACCTAAGAAGGTTGCATCTAAGATAAGCAAGTCTGAAGCGTCTAAGAAAACTGGACCCAAGAGGGTGAAATGGTCTACCACCGCAAGCGGAAAGCGTAGAAAGAAAGCGAAGAAGCCATGACTGTTGTAGTTCCAGACCTAGCAGAGTTATTTGAAGAAGCATATGAGCGCGTTGGCCTTGAGATGCGTTCTGGTTATGATTTAAAAACTATACGCCGTAGTTTAAATATTCTTACATTAGAATGGCAGAACAGGGGTTTGAACTTATTTACCATATCTGCTGGCACATTGGCTCTTACCGCTGGTACTGCGACATATACAATGCCGTCCGACACCATAGACCTTATAGAGCATCAACTTAGAACAGGCACAGGCACCAATCAGGTTGATACATCACTTGAGAGGGCCAGTGTAGCTACATACGCGCAGCAAACAAATAAGAACACCACAGGCCGTCCTACGCAGATTTATGTGCAAAGGGAGGCAACTGACACTAAGTTCACTCTATGGCCCGTCCCAGACAGCACAGCGGCCTATACAGTGGCCTATTACAGGCTGGTAGGCATAGATGGCATGTCCTCAGGCATATCAGGGTCTGCTGCTATCCCACCGCGCTTTATACCCGCTCTGGTGGCTGGTCTGGCTTACTACATAGCTCAGAAGAAACCTGAGGCTATGAGCATGGCACCAGCTTTAAAACAAGAGTATGAATTTCAGTTTCAACTTGCTGCTAATGAAGATACAGAAACAGCATCTATTAAGTTCGTTCCTTTCAACACATTTGTTACTGGGGGCTAAATGTCTTTTGCAAAGGGTAAATACGCATTTGGCTTTTGCGACAAGACGGGGTTCAGATACCCTCTGCATGAGCTGAAAGAAGAATATAGAAACGGCGCACCTACAGGGTTTTTAGTCGGGCCTGATGTGTGGGACGGTGACCAGCCTCAAAACTTTTTAGGTCGGTTGAAAATATTTGATCCGCAATCTTTAAGAAATCCAAGACCAGATAGGCTTGATGACAGTCGCGGAATATTCGGCTTTAATCCTGTCGGTGGTAATATTGAAATGACGGGTAGTGTTGGCTCCGTACAAGCGGTTGAAAATCGAACAAGTAATGTATTAGCCGTAGGTGATCAAGCTTCTGGTTTTGTGGGTTCAGTTTCAGTCACTGAACCATCAGCCTCAAGTAGCGTTAATGTTACTGGAGTTGGCGGTACATCAGCAACTGGATCAACTACTGTAACCTCAAATGTCACAAGCTATACAGTTACTGTTGCATCAGGAACAAACTCTTATGGTAGTGGCAATAAGTTCTACATAGATGGAAGCGTAAGCCCAACATTAAGCTTGTCTGAGGGAAATATTTACAAGTTTGATCAATCTGCCTCTAGTAATAGTAGCCACCCATTAAGGTTTAGCACTACTGCCAACGGCACACATGGTGGTGGCTCTGAATACACTACAGGCGTAACTACGTCAGGAACGGCTGGGCAAGCTGGTGCATATGTCCAGATAACTGTAGCTAACAGCGCACCAACTTTGTATTATTACTGCGTAAACCACAGTGGTATGGGCGGTACGGCTAACACACCATAGGAGACTTGGACATGGCTATGAAGAAAAAAGGTTATTCAAAGGGTGGCACTGTCACTAAGAAAAAAGAAGGTGGGACGCTTACGAAGGCTCAACAGGCCGCAAGGCGTAAGAAACAACTTATAGCTCGTCAAAACTCTATGGTTGAAGCTAGAGAAGGAAAGGCGGGGTCAACCCCATCTGAAAAAAATAAAGCCGCCAAAGAACGCATGAGCAAAATGTTTGGACTGAAAGCTGGCGGTAAAGTAGCTAAGAAGAAGTCTGGTGGTGCTGTCACTAAAAAGATGGGCGGCGGCAAGATGATGAAGAAGGGCTACGCCAAGGGCGGCAAGGTAAAGGCCATGTCTAGAGGTGGTGTCGCTAGAGGTAGCGGTGCAGCTCGTCCTCAAAAGTTTACACGCAACGGGTAGAAAGGTTCAATTGAACTTAAATGGCTTTCTTGCAAGGAAACATACCACACTTTAAATGTTGGGTTCGTCGTGAGTATACGGTCAATCATGAGCGTTACCACGGCGAGTTCCTTCACGCTATGGCTATAGCTGTCACGACAATGCCTAATAGGTGCCTTAGCTTTCAGGTCATCTTCACAGGCAGTGAGACAGACGATACAGACGATGAGAACGTACACGGCGGGGCTATGTGGGCTAGAATGCCTATAACGGCCCTAGTAGCTGATGAGCCGCTCTCTGAGTGGCCTGAGTGTATGCCTGTGCATGACGCCCAGCCTTGGGACTGCCCCTCTCACACACACTCCGTATACACCCTAGATAGGGCTATGCCTTGTCCTTGGATGGCTAAGGTTTCTGGTGACTTCTTTCCCGCAAAGTATATGTTTACCGTAGACTACACAGGCACTGATGTTGCTGATGACCCAGCGCAGCACAAACAGGCTCATGTACTGCAACTGCTAGATGCTGGCCCTTGGACGGGTAATGTCATTGCCCTACCAAACAATAGGGTAAGGGTCACTCATCCAGCTTGGTTTGAAACAGGGGAAGGCGCACCAGACTTTAAGCCTTCACAGCATATACATTATTCTAAATCTGATTTAGATTACACATTAGATGTCACACAGATATTCGACAACTTATACAATGAGGCTGAGTGATGAACTATACAGAGCTTACAGCAGCGATAAAGAATTATACAGAGAATGAAGAAGCGACATTTGTTTCTTTAATTCCTACGTTCATTCAACAAGCTGAACAACGCATATTCAGGACCGTAACTATACCTGAGGTTAGAGCTAATAGTACTGGAAGTGCAACTCAAGGAAATCAATATTTACAGCGTCCTTCTGATTTTTTAGCTGTAGCTTCTATGGCTATAATTGATCCCACTACAGCGGAGTATAGCTACCTTTTAGACAAGGATGTGAATTTTATAAGAGAAGGCTTCCCTGTATCAGCAACTCAAGGAAAGCCTCTTTATTACGCTCAATTTGATGGTGATAATATAGCAACATCCACTGAAGGCCACTTCATTTTAGGACCTACACCAAATGCAAATTACACTGTTGAGCTTCATTATTACTTTGAGCCGCCGTCCATAGTGACATCACAAACATCTTGGTTGGGTAATAATGCTGACACAGTTCTTTTATATGGATCGTTGGTTGAGGCTTACACGTTTATGAAGGGTGAGGCTGACATAATGAATGACTATAAAGAACGATATGAATCTGCATTAAAGCAGTTATCTTTAATAGACGCATTTAGTAAGAGAGACAGTTACAGGGATGGAGAGCCTAGATGAGTTATTTGCCTTTTGATATATCAATGGGAAGTGTCGAGGTTAAAACAACAAATAACCGTGGATTCACGCCTGATGAAGTTTCTGAATTATGCGTTAATAAGTTGATGATTATATCAAGTGACGCTCCACCAGCAATAAGAGATCAGGCTATAGATCATAAAAATCGCATGAGACAGGTAATCACAGCC